ACATGGACATTAAAATTAGGAGGATATAATAGTCAATTATTAACATCAACTATAACAACTCAAAATGTTTTAGATCCTTTATCATTAACAGTAGTAGGAGGTAATTATGGAACAATTGCTAATACTGATCTTGTATGGACTGATTCTAGTGGAGTAGCAATAAATTTAACTTCAAATAATCCAAATGTACCAATATTTACAGGTACTGTAAATCTTCAAGGATTAACATCAACTGGTTTTACATCAATAACATTTTCTAATAATTCTTCAAGAAATATAAGAGCTGGAATGTTACTTAAAATATTAGGTACAGGAGTTGGTGGTGCTGATGGAACAAATGATATCTATATAAGAATAGATGGAAATTGGATGGGTGGTACTGCTGGTAGTGCAGCTGCAACATCTACAATAACATTAACAGATGATAGTAAAATAGCATCAACAGTACAATTTAGTGATGCTGGAAGAGTTTTTCAAATAATATCAGGTTCAGCAGGTGTATTAGGAGGTAATCTCAAAAATGTAAATGGTTACACATCTAATTCAGGATCATATGGTTTCTTATTACCAGACATTAATACATTAATTCTAAATGGATCTGCTTTAGATGCAATACCAGAAGCAGGAGGAATTAATTTTGGAACTAGTAGATCATTTGATACAAAAGGTGAAAATGCACTTAGTTTTGTAGATGCTTTAAATAGAGGAGTTTCTAACGGAAATCCTGGAGTTGGACAATTTACTATTAATTCAAAAGAAGATTTATCATCTGATTATATATTCTGTAGAGCAAGAAATTCAGAGTATAACTACTCAGCAAATCCTTCATTTATATCATCATCAACTGGAGCAGTTTTATTTCCTTCATTTATTGAAAATCCAACAACATACATAACAACAGTAGGTTTATATAATGTAACAAATGATTTATTAGCAGTAGCTAAATTATCAAGACCATTAGAAAAGAATTTTACAAAAGAATTACTTGTACGAGTTAAATTAGATTTTTAAGATGAATGGCTGTTTACAAACAATTTAATACTAATGAAGTAGTAGTCTCTCCGTTTAAAGCTAATAAACGTTTTAGGTTTGAGAATAACCAAGTTACATCCTCAGATGTACAAATCGAATATTATCAATCACAACAGGGTACCTATCTATCAGGATCTTATGATACAGGATTTAATACAATGCAAGATGGTGTAACCGTTTTTAGTAGTATTAAACAACTTTATTATTCAAATTATCTAACAGCATCTACAGGGGATCCAATGCCCACACAAAGTTTAATCCCAGGACGAATAGGTCCAACAGGAAATAGTTTAGGGTTTGATCAATATGTTGGTAATACAACAGGTCCTAGATTTGAAAATTTCTTACAATCATCATTAACACAAGATAGAAAATTTGCACAATTTTCAGCATCTGCAGCTTTAATAGGTTTAGCAGGTACAGATACACAAATATCTCAATCCGCAGTAGCTGATTTTCAAGCATTTATTAGTGCAACTGAATTATCTTTTGCAACATTACCTAATTTATTAGCTAAAGGAATTAATGAAACTTATATTTTATCTCATGTACAATATACAGGAGGTAATACATCTCCTTTTACATTAACAGCTGGTGGAGCAGTAACACCAGTAGTATCAGCTAGTCAATTTGTAGAAGAAAGAATTAATCCTAATGTAAATGGTACTTTAAGTGGGTTAACATTAAAAAATAATAATTTAATTACTATAGTAAATGGTAATGCAGTAACAAATGATGATATTACATTACATTATATTCAGGCTCCAAGAGGACCTTCAGTAATATCAATACCTTCAATGTTATATGGTGAAGCAATTCAACCATCTTCATTTCAATTTGAATATACATCTTCAATTAATTTTACACGTAGTATAGTTGATGATGATGGACAAGGTAATTTAATTGTAACACAATCTAACTCAACAGGAGTACCATTCTTTTCAGGAAGTATAGGACAAATATTTTACTCACAAGGAATAGCTGTATTTACTGGTCCTGATAGTGGTAGTTTAAGAGAATTTGCTCATAATGTAGGATATAAAAATAATATGAATCCTAATATTATGTCTTCTTCGTTATCATATTCATCTTCAATAACAATAGATGAAAACCAATATAAATGTGTAGTAAGAGATAGTGAATTTGGATCTACAACAAACCCATCAGCATTAAGACCTCCAGGAGAATTAACACAAGATAATAATCAATTATTTCAATCTTTTGATAAAGGGGATATATCACCAGCTGCTGGTACTTATAAGATTTTTCCTCGTAATATAGTTGGTAATGCAAGAGCAACAACATTTTATATTTTTGGTGATAGAGCATCTACTAGTACTATAGGACAACAATATAAAGTAGAATTAGTATCTGCTCAAGGTAGAAGTTTAGAATTTGTAGGATTTGATGGAAATATAAATGGTAGAAGAAATAATTTAAACCAAGTACAATTCAATAGCACGGGTAGTGCTGTAGGAATAGCAAGAGGTTTTGCTATTGCAATTAATTCTGAAGGAGGATTTAATGGTGAAATATCTGCTTCATTACAATCAACAGTAACAGGATTAGATACTGTAATGTTAACTCAAATACAAGCAGGTACTATAGGTAATACAAGAATTAAATATGCAGATTCATTTAACTTATTATTAGCCGAAAATGCATATGCTTCAATTCCAAAAACTGGACAAGTAAAATTTGGTGATACAAACCAACCAGCTGGAAATCCTCAACCTGTAAATGGATCAGATTCATATTTAGCTACAAATGGAGCAATATTAAATGTTGTAGTAGATAGTACACCAGCAGTTACTAATATAGATGTATCTTCATCTTTTGGAGTTAGAAATGTATCTGTAGCGGAAGCTTTTGCTGGTAAAAATTATAAAGTAGGAGATAAGTTAGAAATATTGGGTAGTGATTTAGGGGGAAGTGGAACAGGATATATTACTTTAACAAGAAATGATGTTGAAGATGAAAGTAATTCTGAAGTTTATCATAATTTTGTTACTGGATCAGAATTTAGTCCTTATGTAACAACTGTAGGATTGTATAATGAAAATAATGATTTAGTAGTAGTAGGTAAGTTTCCAAGACCATTACCTATTTCATTACAAACAGACACAACGTACATAATCAACTTTGATACTAATTAACATATGAAAAATATGCCAACTACCGCTACCTGGACACACCAGGGAAGGGTTATAACATCAATAAAGGATATGCCAGAAGGAACTTATGGATTTATTTATGAAGTAATTTATAAGCCAACAGATACAAGATACATTGGTAAAAAAGTACTTTTCTTTGAAAGAAATAAACGATTAGGTAAAAAAGCTTTAGAAGCTCTACGTGAAGAAAGATCAAAACAAGGACTAAGGGGTCGTGTACCTGTAAAGCAAAAAGTAATAACTGAATCTGATTGGGTAGATTATTTTGGATCCCAAAAAGAAATTCTTACATTATCCAAAGAAGATAATGCTGGTGAAAATTGGGAAAAACGTATATTACAATATGTCCCAAATAAAAAATTACTAACGTACTATGAAACTAAATATCTATTTAAAAATGGAATATTAGAAGATAAAGATAGTACTCACATCAACGATAATATATTAGGAAAGTTCTTTAGGAAAGACTTTGATTAGCAAAATAATTTTCGTATATTGAATTATATGGTAAACGAACTATTAGTTAATTTAGTTAATTCTGTATTAGGTACTGGAAAACGAACTGCTAGAGGCAATCAATCTTATCACTGTCCTTTTTGTAATCATGCTAAACCTAAATTAGAAGTTAATTTTTCAGAAAATAAAAAAGGTTATAATCCTTGGCATTGTTGGGTATGTGATAAAAAAGGTACACGTATTTCTACACTATTTAAACAAATTAGAGCTACACCAGAAAAATATACTGAATTATATAAGTTAGTTGCTAATGAAAGTGAACGTAAAATAGTTGAAAAAGTAATTGATGTTAAATTACCTAAAGAATTTACACCCGTTACTAATAATGCTAAAGGAATAACAGG